TGCGCGCGCCGTCGAGCCGGAAGTGGCCGATGCGCAGCGCCGATGCGCAGCGCCACGATCCATCGAGACGTCGCCAGCGATCGATCAGCCGCGCAGCAGGCGTGGTGACCGGCACCGGATCGGGCGGTAGCGTCTCGCGCCGCCATGCCCAGGCAGAGCAGGTCTTGCGCACCGCCTGCCAGCCTTGCGCGCGGCGTGCTGTCAGCAGACGGCCAGCGACATGGCCGCGCCGCTCACCGACGCGGAAGGAGCCGAAGGCAGCGGGCAGACGCACCGGATCGCCATCGCGCCCAAGACGCCAGGCGCGATTTGGGCAGCCGTGCAGCTGCTCGCCAGGCCAGGCGTATGGCACACAGATGCGCTTGTCGAGCCGCAGATGGTAATCGGCGAGCGTGTGCTGTGTAGCATCGATCACCAGCCACTCAAGAAGGATCGGGTGACGCGACACCGGTGCCCACTCGCGCACCACCTGGCGTAGCAGTGCCATGTCATAACCTATCGCCATCGCCAAGTTGATGCGCACAAAGAAGGTCGCCCAGTGCTGCAGCTGCGGCACAGCGGCGAGGCGCTCGATGGGGCGGATAGTGTGCGTGCCGTCGAGACGCCACGAACCATCGACGCGCAGCGGATTGAATGCGGCATAGATGCGACGCTGGTCGGCAGGCTCGACGATCTCGGCTTCAACGCCGATCTGCGCAAGCGCCCGGCGAATTGCCCACGGCGTACCCTTTTTACGATGCAACGCGATGGCTTCGCGGATGAGAGCGCGGCGCTCGGCGTCTGTTTCGGCGAAGCGCCAGCCCTCAAGGCCCATGATGTGAAACTGTCGCGCAAGCTCCGGCAGGAAAGCCGCCGGGACGGTTTCGACCAGGTAGGTCAAGAGTCCATCAAGCGGCAATTGCTCGATACGCTTGGTGGTCTCGGCCAGTGGGCCAAAGCGCGCATCGAGCGCGATTACATCCGGAGCGAGTCGGTCAGTCATCGGCGTAGCCTCCAACGGTCACGGTCACGCTGGTCGCATGCGCCCAGCCGTGCTCTGGGACGGTCGTGTCCGCATTCGGCGCGACAAGATCGACCCGGTACACCCCCTCGACATGCAGTGCGGCGATGATCTGGGTGCGCACGATGTCGGCTCCGAGCCGCAGGCGCATGGCGTTGAGATGCGCCGTGAGGCTTGTTTCGGCGGCGGAGCGCACTGCGGCAGCGTCGAAGCCAGCGCGGATGGTGAGCACTGCGCTAACCGTGAATGGGTAGTTCGCCGGGTCTTCAACACTCACCTGGTCGCAGACGGGCCGCGCGTCCTCAGCAGACGCTGCGGCGAGCGCCAGCGCCTTGATTTCTGCGGAAGGAAGGCCGGTTTCGGTAAGCGGATAGAGTACCACCTTCCCCGGCTCTGGCGAGCGCACCGCACAATCGACGATGGAGACGTGGGCGCGCATCGCGTGGTGCCGGTAGGCCAGACGTGGCCCCGCGACGCTGAAGGATTCTGGTGCCTCCATGATGCGCGCGCGCAGCCGGTCGTCACTCTCACCTGGCAGACGCGCCACGCCCACCAGCTCGCCCAGATAGTCGAGCATGGGCGCGCGGGCAAAGCGCACGAGATTCTGCCGCGCGACGTCGTTGATAGCGGCACGAATAAGTGTTTCGCGGTAGGCGATGAGGTCGATCAAGAGCCGCTCGATCTGCGCCGGGTAGAGCGTTTTGCCGGTCGCGGTCTCGTAGGCGGCGATGATCTCGCTCGTCACCGCCTGCGGGTCGTCTGGTATGACTTTGAGCAGATCGCTCATCGCGGTCTCACTTCGGCGCTGATCTCGTCGCCGCCTTCGGCTAGTTTGAAATAGACGGTGATCTTGATGGCGGCATCGCCATCAAGCGCGACCACCACGCGTGTGACCTTGACGCGCGGTTCCCAGCGTCTGATCGCTTCAACCGTCTCGCGCACGATGTGCGGGCGCGCTCGGTCGATCGGGTAGTCGAGATACATCCACGCCCGGCTGCCGAAGTCGGGTCGCAGCGGGTCGCTGCCATGTGGGGTGCGCAGGATGATGGCAATCGCCTGGCGGATGTCGTCGATGCCCTCGACGAAGCCGTCGCGGCCGAGCGCCGGCTGCCAGTGGTGGGTGGAGGGGAGCAGGCTCATACCCTCCATAGTCGCCGAGATCGGCGGGGAAAGGTATGCAGAAATGGTTCATCCAGCAAACACATTGGCGCTTCCGGTCGCAGCGCTAGAACCGCAACTTACAGGATCGCCGATGCGCCCTGCGGCGCGGCTGTTAACAAAGACGGTGGCCGAGCCAGCAGCCAGCACCCCACCATGGGGCGCGCAGACAGCGCAGCCGTGCGGTTGCCAACTGTGCCCAACACAGTGCCAGCCAAGGCCATTGACGAAGACATTGGGGCTGCCTTCGGCGTTTGCACGCGACGGAAAGCACCCGTGCCCGGTACAGATGTCGGTGTGGCGGTGTACCGCTGGCATGGCTGTCTCCTCACGGGTTAAGGTCGATACGCGGTGCGCGCATGGTGATGTGCGTGTCGGAGACGATCTCAATGTCGCCTACGCAGTGGATAAATAGCTTATGCGCCACGCGGTCATATTCTACCACAGTCCCATCGCCAAGTCTCGCACGAGTAATGTCCGGCGTACCGCCTGGAGACGGATCGCGCGCGGAGTAGAGCGCGCCCAGCACCACGCCCTCTTCGCCATGCGGGTCGAGTAGCACTGCTACATGATCGCCAACGTCTGGAAGATGTTCGAAGTGGTCGCGGTGCGTGCGCGCGACCAGCACCGGCAGCCAGTAGGTTTCCAAGTCGTCCAGGTCGGGCAGGCGAACGCGCACGCGATGCGTGGCCGGATCGACGGCGGTCACGAAGCCGAATTTGAGCGTGGCGAGCGATTCGCGCAGCGTCTCGATCATTCGGACTGCTCCTTGATGCGCTTGAGTAGTAGCGCGGTCGTGTAGCCGCTGCTCCTGTCGATCTCATGCCGCGCCTCGATGATCAGATAGCGCCCGTCGAGCCGCGACCAGCCGGTTACATCCACCACTGCGCCAGCGACCAGCATCGGGTCGCCTGGGAGTTGCACTTCGAGGCTGGTCTTGTCGATCTCATGCCGTGCCTGCTCGGCTTCGGCGATGGCCTTGGCCTGCTCCGGGGTCTTGGCGCGCACGTGACGCTTTTTGGTGTCTGCGGCAGTAACATGCTCGATCGGGATCATCTTGCCGCTGGTAACGTCGTAAATGACGAGTTGCCCGGTAGCCGCGTCGTGATGGCGCAGCTCGGTGCGGCTCGGCACGTCGGTGATGCGGTCGCGGTAGGTGAGTCTTGTGATGTCGTTAGGGGCAAGCGTGCGCACCGGCTCGGCATCGTCGCCCAGCTTCATAACGGCCAAAGTTTTGTTGTTGTCAGTGAGCTTGAGCGCATAGCCGTACTCGCGCGCAAGGCGCACCGCGAATGCCCAGTCGGTTTCTTGGTACTGCGTCGCGCGATCGATGTGGATGTTTGCCACCTCGCCTTTGCGCGTTGCGCCGATGCGCTTGGCGATCTCGTCGAGGATTTGGGCGAGCGTCGTGTTCTCATATTTCTTGCCGATGCGGGTGCGCACCGAGCGGCTGATGCCGGTGGCGAGCGCCCGGATGCGGATGGTCATGGGCGGCGTCTCGACCTCGATCTCATCTACGTCGAAGGCCCCGCACTTGACGAGTGATTGCCCGGCATAGCCGATCTCGGCGGCGATCTCCATGCCTTTGTCGGGATACCACTCGTCAAGCCAGCGGCTCTTGACGGCATCGGTTTCGGCCAGCTCTACGTCTAGAGAATCCGCTTCGCCCGTGAGCCGGTCGGTGTAGCTCACGCGCATCAGATACGGCGTGAGGTCTGCCGTGATGTCGCGCCCGTTGTAGGTGATGCGCACTTGCGGCGTTATCGCTTCCATGGCGGTAGTCCAGCGGTTGAGACGGCGGCGGGGCGCTCGATCAGCGGCACCGCGATCTTGATACCGGCGGGCAGAATGCCGGAGCGCGGTGCATGCGGGTTGGCCTCGATCAGGCGCGCCACCTCGCGCACGTCGCGGTAGTAGCGCCAAGCGAGCAAGTCCCATCGCTCGCCGTCAATGGTGGTGTGTAAAATGGCCTGCGTCATAGCCAGCTCTCCACAGGCAAGCGGCTCGCGGCGATTGCCGCAATGCGGCCAACCGATTCACGCGCACCTTCGAGCGCAAGCGCACCAGCGCGCACGCTCCACAATGCCGACGAGACGCCAGAGAGCCCGCTACTGAGCGCGCCCGCCGCCATGCCGAACTGATTGCGCGCCATCTGAAAGGCAGATAGTGCCTCCGCAGCATCGGCTGCAACCGCAGCAACGCCGCGCAGCGCGTCAAAGCCTTCAACCGGGATCGTCGCGCCGAATTCGGATACGGCATCGGCAAGCCCAGGCAGCGCCAGCAGCGCGGAGGCCGGGTTGCTCTGTGCCAGCGCCGCGAAGCTCGCCACATCAGCAACAAGATCAACCCCGCGTGCGATGGCCGAGATACCTTCTGCGGCCATCTGGGCGATGCCGCCTGGGCTGTTTAATGGCGCCCCGCCGATCAAACCGAAATCATTCACCGTCGCGGCCTCGATCGGGATGCGGTAGCCCGACGTGATAACACCAGGCGGGTTCGGCTGCGCCGGGTCGCCAACGTACTCGCGCAGCGTGATCGAGAGCTCAAAGGCGATGGCCGAGCCAAAGCCGTCGGTCTGCTCTGTCGTCACCTCGGCTTCGGTGATCACGAAAATACCCCGGTATTCCCCGGTGCCAAGCACAAAGGACACCGGCTCCTTGGCGTCCATCTTGTCCTTGATGCGCCGCACCTCATCCGCCGGGTTGCACCACTGCGCATGCAGGCGCGCGTCGATCCGCACCTCGTCGGGCCGGTGCCCTGTGTATTGCAAGAGGCTTTTGCGCCCGATCAGTCCTTGCTCTGCATACTCTGCGCCGTAGCGCATGGACAGGCCGTCGAGCCAGGTGATGATCTCCAACTCGACGTCATTGAGCACAGCGTAGAGGCTCATGTCGTCGCCTCCCAGCCGACGCGGCGGCGCTCGGCGTCATAGCGACGCATCAGGCGCTCGAACTCGGCAAAGCTCATCTGCACCGCCTGCGTCACTTGCGCACGCGCGGCCTCAGGCGTAGCCGCGCCGGTGACGGTGATCTGCGGCGCGAAGGTGATGTGCATCGGCGCACCCGGCGCTGCGCCCGTTTTGAGCGCACCGCGCAGCGGCTCGACACTTGGAAGCGCGGCAGGCTGGATCGACGGCAGAGAGATCGGTTCTACTGCCTGCCGGATGGTGCGGAGCGCGTCGGCTGGCTGCGGCAGAACGACCGGATCGACCGCCTGCCGGATGGTGCGAAGCGCGTCGGCTGGCTGCGGCAGAGCGACCGGCTCGACTGCCTGCCGGATGGTGCGGAGCGCATCGGCAGGCTGAGGCAGAACGACCGGATCGACCGCCTGCCGGATGGTGCGAAGCGCATCGGCAGGTTGTGGTAGAGAGACAGGTTCAACCGCCTGCCGGATGGTGCGAAGCGCGTCGGCTGGCTGCGGCAGAGCGACCGGCTCGACCGCCTGCCGGATGGTGCGGAGCGCGTCGGCGGGCTGCGGCAGAGCGACCGGCTCGACCGCCTGGCGTAGGATGATCGAGGCATCTGGCGCGGTCTGCATGACGGGCGCAGCCAGCGCGGGCGGCGTGAGCGCAATCGTCGCCGCACCGGCCATCGCAGCGGCGGCTTTCTGCACCTCGCCGAGGCTTGCGTGAATCCCTTGCGACAGGCCTTCACCAAGAAAGGCGCCAATCTCGGAGAAGACTCGGCTTGGCGAGCTGATGCCGAGCAGGTTTTTGAGGCCGTCGCGCACTGCCGCACCAAGGTTTATGACCGCCTCTTTGGCCGCCGAGAGCTTTGCCTGGATGCCGTCGATCAGGCCAGCGACGATCTGTTGCCCGATCTTGAGCATCTCACTCGGTAGCGCGATAAGCTTGCCCGGAAGCGACAGCAATTCCCTGACCATCGCAGAGATATAGAGGCCAACTTTTTCGCCGAGGGATTGCGCCGCGCCGCCTGCGTCGTCCATCGGCTTGATGAGGTCGCCCAACCAGCCGATGACAGCCTTGATTTTGTCGCCGAGCCAGTCAAATTCATTGAGTAGAGGGCGCAGCGCGTCGAACAGCGAGCCAAGCGCATTGAGCAGCGGGCGCAGGAGCGGAGCAGCAGGCTCAAAGGCGCGCTTGATGTCTTCTGCGATCATGCTGAAGCCTTTGGATAACCCGCTCCACAACCCTTTAAAGAATCCGGTAATTGGCCCCCAGAACTTATAGATGAGCAATGCGGCTACAGTAAGTGCCAAGCCGATGGGGTTGAGCAGCACCGCCCGACCCAGCCACAGCACGGCGCGGCCTGCCGACAGCAGCGCTGCCTTGAGCGTGCCGCCGAGCGCCAGCGCCGCCGCCTTAGCCTGCGCGGCGATCATTCCCAGATACCAACCCATCGCCTTGAGCGGAGCGCCGGAGGTAGCGATTTCGCGAGCGATGATCAGGAACGCGCCACTAGCTGCCAGCGCACGGTTGATTCCCAGCCATCCTGCAATCGTTTTCAACGGCCCGACTAACTTCATCGCCGTGCCCGCCATCAGCGCCAGAGACCCGCCCGCGAATACCAGCGCGCCGCCGAAAGCGAGAGTGATGGCGACCATCTTGAAGATCAACGGATAGCGATCCATCAGATCGCCGAGCCACTCGGAAAAATCGTTGAAGGCATCGAGCGCGCGCTTGAGTTCGGGCGCAATCAATCCGGCGAACTTTGCCAATACATTCTCGAAAGTGCCGGATGC